TCAATTTGAGTTTGCCAAAGGTATGCAGAATGCGCGCAGACTTGTCAGAACGGAGAGCTGCTATTTGGCCAATCAAATGGAAATGCAATCTTACGAAGAATGCGAGATTGAGAAGTATCGCTTCGTCGCAACGCTGGACTTAAGAACCTCAGACATATGTCGAGAGCTTGATGGTAAGGTGTTTTTAGTATCAGAACAGCAGCCTGGGAAAAACTGTCCTCCGATGCATCCATACTGCCGCAGTACAACAGTCTGTGACATAGGGGAGGCAGAATTGGCAAGGATGGCTAGACGGGCGAGAAATCCGGAGACAGGAAGAACTGAGACAGTTCCGGCCAATATGACTTATAAGCAGTGGTACGATCAGAAAGTCAAGGGGCATCCAGATGCAGAACTCAATGAAAAGAAAATCAAGCACCAGAGCGCGGATAAAAAGCAGTATCAGCGCTATAAAGATGTTTTCAAAGATGATGCGCCTAAAACCCTTGATGACTTCCAGAATATGAAGTATGGCAAACCCGAAAAATGGGAGTTTGTAAAGCTTGATTATCAAAGAAGAAATGAACTTTTACAGCATCCAGAACGAAAGCTGCCAAACGCAGAGAATGCAATTTTACCAGAGCCGAAATTTACCAAGTATCTGTTTGACAAAAACAGTAAAAGCGGGTATCCTAAAGGCAAAGCTTTTACAAGCCGCTTAGGATACGACGAAAGCAACTGGAAAAAGCTACAACAAGAGATACGCTATCGAAGCACTAAGTATCCAGCACAGCATGTTGACAATAATGGATACGGAGACCGATACGTGCAAAAGATGATTCTGTATGGGCAGAAAGATACTCCGGCGAATGTAGTTGTCGCATGGATAAAAAAACCAGACGGGACAGTTGGCATGACAAGCGCTTATATCAAGGAGGCGAAGTAGTGATTATTAAACAGTTTGACACAGTTCTGCTGAAAGATGGAAGAATGGCAGCGGTTATGGAAGCATTTGAAAACAAAGTATTTATTGTAGATGTGGGGGATTCGCCAGAAGACTGGGACACAATTAGCATAACAATCGACGACATTGAAAAGGTGTTGTATTCAGCATGATACCATCAACCAGAAGGTTGGTGGTATTTTTGTACCAATTTTTAAGAAAGTGAGGATAACACTAATGGTTATTACGGGAGTAGATCACTTTGCGAGCGTCTGCGAAGCTAAGCTTGTTGAGTGGTATCACAAGCATAAGCCGTCAATAAATATTGCCAGACACAACGTAGTTATTGTCTGAAGCAGTAAGGTATTGCAGAATTATAAATGCCTTGTAGCTACAACGGTGCTTGATGATGGAGTGTATGCAGAGTATACATATAATGGTGACAAAGAGGAACTATATGAAGATGTTTATGAGAAGGTGACTAACACCTGCTATAAGGAGGAGTAAGCAAGTGAAAGCAATGTTATCACAGCCAATGGCTGGCAAAAGCGAGGAAGAGATCAAGGCTACCAGAGAAAAGGCGATTGCGACCTTAAAAGAGAAAGGATACGAGATAGTAAACACATTGTTTACAGATAAATGGTACAGCAACGAGGCAATGAAAGATCGCGGTGTTGTACAAATTCCTCTCTGCTTTTTAGCAAAATCATTAGAGAACATGAGTCTTTGCCATGCGGCATATTTTTGCAAGGGTTGGGAGCAGGCAAGAGGCTGCCGACTTGAGCATGATGCGGCAGTTGCGTATGGGCTTGACGTGATTTACGAGGAGTAATTTGCGCCAGCGCAACTGAATAACGTTAAGAAACACGCAGAAATGCGTGTTATTTTTATGCTCCGAGATGAGGGTAAACTACAGCAATGGTCTGGGGCTTAGGCAATGGACTGGGGCGGAAAGGCAATATGAAAAATTGGAACAGAATGAACTTACAGCTGTTCGCAGACAACGGTGACGGAGATCCGGAAGGCGAATCAAACGGCGGCGGGACTGGCAGCGAAGATTCAAAAGGAATGAGCTTTGACGACTTCTTGAAAGAAGGGGGTAATCAGGCTGAGTTCGACAGAAGAATGCAGAAGGCGATTCAGACCTCACTGACCAAGGAAAAGGAAAAGTGGCAGGCGATGACAGACGATAAGCTTTCAGAGGCTGAGAAGCTGGCAAAGATGACCAAAGAGGAAAAAGCTCAGTATATGCAGCAGAAGAAAGAAAAGGAGCTGTCGGATCGAGAAGCAGCCATCACAAGAAAAGAGCTGATGGCAGAGGCAAAGAACACCCTTGCAGGAAAGAATCTGCCGCAGGAGCTGGCAGAG